GATAAGGTTTTCGGTACGTGTCCACTCGCCGCCATTGATGCGGTCATAGTATTCACCTTTAGCAGTAATACCTTGTCCTGTGGTAATACTGCCATCTTCGTTATTCGTGTAGTCTTTGGCGCTTACTGCTGCTAGTAATGCACTTGCTAAGAAGGGATTTAATGATGTATGTGATTTCACGGTTTTGTCTCCTTTGACAATTTGGTTAACCGTGATCAGTTTACCGCTGTGACAAGCCTCCGGTCGAACCTTACAGTAGTGCCGGACTGAGCGCTGATATTGCTAATGCGCCCGGCTTGATACTCAATAATTTGCCCAGCGCTACTACCAGCGACATAACCATTGCTTGCCAGCCATACCGTTACCAAGCTACCGCCCTCGCTCGCCTCGCCAATATCATTACTTGGTATCTGTATCGCGCTGTTTGGTACGGGTGTTTGTGCGCTCTTAATAGAGATGGTCATATCGTCAGGCTGTGTGCCTTGAATGAATATCACATGGTCCGACTGACCAACCCACAAGCCATTCTCGACTGGCTGAATAAAGGTGACGCGCTGGCTAGTCTGAATAAAGCCATGGCGTTCATCGTGAAGATGATAAGCCAGTGGCTCAGAAAAGCGAATGACGTTTGCAGTTGCAGTAATTAGTCGACCACGCCAGTAGCATAAAAATTTACCGGTAGGCATAGGTGATAGATGGGCGAACTGTGCGGCCATACCAAGTTTATGATCTTTGGTGATTGCAAAATTAGTTGCTGCGCGATCCATCGTTCCAGCCATCTGCATGTCAGTGCCGCCAACGCTCGTTGCATAAATATTCACGCCAGTTACGGTAGGGTCGAAAACCATCGGTAGTGTTATATCGCCACTCTCACCCATGCTTACATAGTTAGATAATGACGACTCCATATCGCCACGCAACCAAGATATAGCAATACTTCTTGTTCTTGTATGGTCAACTATCGCGCTGGCTAGAAATGGTGAGGGCGGCGCGTCAATCGTCAATGGCTGCGCTATACGCCCATCGTAAGTATAGATACCATGCTTGCCGGCCACCACTACCAAGCTATTCAGTACAGCATGGCATATATCACCATCGCCAATAGTTGCCAATACCTCGTGTGACCAGCTATTACCATCTACCGTTACCTTTACCCAATCATTAACATATAACCCAAACACGTCTTTATGCAATGGGCTTTGCCATAGGTTTTGATACTTGCTGTCTGTCACTTTACCGCCACTGGTAATCATATCTATCTTGCCAGCTGGCGTGACATTCGCATTCACCACATCGCGCATATAAACGAATGGCTCGCGGCCACCTTGCACCATTGCTGCGTCCTCCGACGTATTATCAATACCGAAGCATGGCATAAAACTTTGACTAGGCATGATAGCCTCCTTTTCTGAATTGGTCTGAGTTGCCATCAGGTCGTATAAATTGCTGGCCCCACTTAGTTTCTATTGCACCAATGGCTTCTGAATTTATACCCATAGCATTGATAGACTGAGTTAAATTGTCCTCCGCTGAATTGTTCGAGCGTGTCACTTTCATTCTGTCTTTAAACCTTACTGGCTCATACTCACTTCTAAACGCTACAAATCCCTCGACTGGTATCTCACGCACACGCAAGCCAATGCGAGTATCGCCAAACACTGACGTATCACCAGCACCAATACTCATAGGCACAAACTCACCAACGCGCAAGCCTTGCCACATATAAGGCGTGTCATTACTTATTGACCTGCCCATCGTCAAGCTATCGCGGCCCGAAGCAATGATATTTCTATGCAGTAGCTCTACACGAGTAATGCCGTATGCTTGATTATTAAAGCCGCGTCCTACTATTGTTTGTGGGCCAGTATAAGGCGGTCGCTCTACTGTAGCTCTGCCGTACTGCTCACTATTAAAACCATAGTCTTTCACGTCGATGGTTTTCGGGGTAAAGGGTATCTCAGGGAAGCCCATAGCAAACCCACGTATCGTAGGCGGTTCGATATACCTTGTTTGCAACTCCGCCCTAGCGTTAGAGCCGACTCTTGAGCTGCTGTGACCGAGAGGATAGATGGTTCTATGCTGATTGGTAGTTCTTGTATTACCAAACTTATCATCACTGTTAAACGTCCAGCTATCACGAGGCTGGTTAAAACTGCGAGGCTTAACATAAAAAGGCGTGACCATTAATTCATCGCCAGTCTTTATCGTGTTATCAATACCAGTAACATCAATAAAACGATTTTGGTTTTTGATTGACGTGCCAGCACCAAAGTTCTTGATCGAGATACCGTAATCAATATAAAGATTATTAGAACTTACAATGGCTTCTCCAAATCTTGTGGCAATAAAGCCGCGTGCGTATAAGACATTTTGGTTTAATCCTGGACTGCTAGGTGAGCTGGTTGGCTTGATACCGAAACCATCAAGCCACGGCCTGCTCTCATTTTGAAGCCATATATTTTGAGTGGTGTAAGGTGGCGTGCCTGTCTTAGTAACCGTATGCAGTTGGCTGATAATACTATCTTGCCAGCCGCGCAAGGCTATTTGCTGCTTAGTGTCTGCAATCATCGCACTACCAAACAAGGTAGCAGTATCGCCTTGCGCTTGCACATGACGCCATTGCGTGCGTATGCTGGCGCGTCCAAACTCTTGGCTGTCAAATGCGCCGACTAATAGCTCAGGCGTGACATTGCGTACTACGCTTTCACCAAAGTCGTCACGATGACTCCATGATGGACCTATGATGTTAAAGTGAATAGACAATGACGGTAAACCATACTTAACTGTTTCATATCCATTGAAACCAACATACCTGGTATATAAGTCGATGGTTGGTAGGTTTATCTGCGGCGGCGCAATAGAGTAGCGCGGCTCTATATCAATCGTCCTGATACGATAAGCTATCATTGGCGTGCCAGTTTCTAGCGAGTCTATACGGCCTACGTTGCGATATTCGCGCCTTGTGTTCACTACCGTACCATCGTTACCCCATTGCGTATGATCATGGCCTAGCGGCGCAATCACACGCGCACCATTATGCACCACGCCCCATGTTGATATAGGCGGCGCTTCTATTGCTTCGGGTGTTACTGCCCTAACGCCGTGGCTTATCATGCCAATAGTTATCGCTGGCGGCTCGATACCATTAGGCAGTAATGGCGTCGCATTGTTGTCTATCTGAGAATAACCAAAACGCTGGCTTGCAAACCCTGTGACATTCATCTGAATGTTGCGATTGGCAATCGCGGTCCAGTCTGACCACTTAGGCGGCACCAGTCCGCTATTAACATCAAACTCTTGGACGATGTATTGCAGCTTGTTATAGACGGTTATGTCGCCCCATCTATCGGCTGGCTGCTGACCTACGCTGATATACCCTACTGGCGCGATATACTTGGTGTGTAGATCAACGGTGGCATTACCCCATGACTCCCTAAATCCTAATGGCTGGATAGACTGACTCTCAGGGATAATGCGCTCGCCCCATAAGGTAGCTTCGTAACCAGCTGGCTTGATAGTCTGTGTGCCGCCAACCATATGATTAGATGGGAAGTCTTTATATATACCAACTGGCTCTAATCGCCTCGTGCCAAAACTTACCCACGGTATGCCGTAGGCGTCGCGCTTAAACCCTTGCCCTAATACCTCGCGCACCTCATGCGTCAATACTGCTTGACCATATCTACCCGACTGCCAAGATTTAGACGATATAGGTCGCTGACCATACCAAACGGTCGGCTCGCCAGCCTTAAAACTGTTAATCCCTTTCTGAATTAAGTCAATCGTTCGGTTTTTATGACTTATCCATGATTGGCCAATAGCTGAGCTTTGATGACCGCGAGGGAATATCTCAGGCGTCTTGGTTAATACAGCGCGGCCAAATAACAGATGATCGAAACCAGTCGGCACTACCGTTCTTATAGCATGACCTATGGCTGGCGTGCCTACATCATAAGGCTTAATACCATCAACAAAGATGGACGGCGTTTTATTGATGATAGATACTGCGCCGATTACTAGCGAGTTGATACCACTAGGCTTATAGTAACGATTGCTATTGGTGAGTGTGGTGTAATCACTAAATCCACCGTCAAAGATAGCTGGCACGCTCACTTTGAACGATAGATTGCGTATAGCCGTATCACCAAAAATTGCAGACGTAAGCAATGACGGTGGATAAGCAAACTGCGTAGGGTCAGCCACGCGCGGATAACCTGACTGATAAGACAGCATGCCGTTTGGCGATAGCGGTCTTGTATGAAACCAAACCGTAGGCACACCGTATGAGGTGTGTAGCTCACCTAAAGGCTTAATCGCTGGGTCGCGTACGTCGGGCCTACCTAATGCTGGGCTGGCAATGCCAGTCGGGTAAAGCATACGCGGTGATACGTTTGGCGCTGGCATGGCAAGGCTATCTATGCCTTTTGGTTTTGCTTCTTGATTGGCAGTGGTATTAACTAGGCTTATCTTACCAAAGTCGCTGGCGTCATAACCTCGCGGCGATAGATACTTCACGCCGCCCATCAAGTAAGGTTTACCGTACTCTGACGCATCAAAACCGCGCATGGTTCGATACTGGGTTAGGTTATATACCAGTGGTCGCCCATACAGGTTGGAGTCTATCGATGGTGGGTATATGTCTTTGAAGTAACTAACAACACTTGGCGGTCTGCCTACAGCTGACGACTGCCAGCCGCGAGCGCCGACTATGATAGTGTTGTTGCGTAGAGCCGGCTTACCATACTCTGACAGATTAACGCCGACTGGTGAAACGTATTCACGAGAATTTATTAATGATGGACTACCAATAGACTGACTGGCTATTGTTGTAGGGAATAGATACTGAGTTTCACCTACTGGGCCAGTTTGTGTAGAGAAGTCGAGCGCCACCACATTGCCTAGTGGTGGCGTGTATAACTCGCCCTTAAAATCCAATGTAATAACATTGCCAGCTGGCGGCATGTAGTCTGACATAATTATTACCTTTTTTATTATTAAGCGATTGCTGGCGTGACGTTAGACATTATTACGTCATTCTCGCCAGCATGTCGCGCCACTACATCATACTTTAAATGAGTGTGAAGCCCATCTACGCGCCACGTACCATCTGCGCCTGACTGAGTGGCAGCAACTACCACACCATCGCCATAACCTTGTATTGGCGTGCGTAACAGCACACGAACCATTGCCGATACTGGCACACCTTTGATTGATGTTATGCCGTCGGGGAATGTGCCAGCAAAATACCCTAAACCATTGCGCGGTAGCTGCACTTGCTCATAGTCACGCTTAAAGCCAAACGTAGTTTCTGCATGATGTTCTACATGGTAGATAACTTCTTCAGTCATTGCGCTACTCCACTACTGGGAATATAAGTGACGACATATTCAAGAGGTCGTTTAACGGCGGCGCGTGGTTGGCAAAGCCCATGTAAGGGAGTGCTTGATATTTACCGCTTACGCCAGTCAGGTTTAAATTAATGACAGAAAAACTGGTGAGCGACCGATACGGAATAAAACCAAAATTAAACCGATGAAACTCTTGATTAACTACCAGCTTCGCTTGCACCACTCGAACGCCGTCTATAGTGTTAGATACTCTAGGATTGTCAATCTGTCCCGCCGCGCCGCTATCCAGTATTGACCATGCGCCTTTGTTGCAAAGCATATATCGCAAACTTGCTTGCCCACTCTCATTGGTGGTGGTTGCGCCAGTGAATTTATTATTCGCTACGTTGTATGCGTATTGCGGTCGAACCAAACAGAGAATAGATGGGTCTTTATCTGAGGTGAAAATCCCCACGGATATATAATCCATTCTCTCAGCCAGTGAGTAATTAGAAGAAGCAGAAAAAGTGCCCTCTACACCCTTATCTCTACTAATCCAAAAATGGTCATCACCGCAACTTACGGTCGTCTTTTCATAGGTAGCAGGAAAGGTGGATGTCGTAATCACGTACGCGTTTGATGTGGACTGGTATATATCTAAAGGCTTGAAGTCTATAGATGATTTGGCAGCATTAAATCCGCCTGCGCCGTTAAGCTCGGTTGCAAACTGATATCTAAACGCCGCGAATGATGCCGTACTTGCGGTGGCTTGATTGAAGTCAATAAAAGATATTTTAAAATAAAGACTTAATACGGGGTGCTTATAAACCTTGTAACCATTATCAATCTCAGACGTGCTAACTGTGTTTTTTATGACTTGCGTTAAACCTGAGCCAGTATCGGCGGAATACAACTTTGACTGACCTGTAAAATCACTGTCTGAAACCTGCACCATGCCCGACTGAATAATCATGTCGTGCATGGTGTTAAAAACTTCAATTAGGTTGCTAAGCGTATTACCCGCGCTGTCGCGCATTCTTAAATCACCTTGAACGGTTGCCATTATTTAACCTCCTGTATCAAATCGCCCATTGGTGTTTCGTCAGGCCAATAGCCTTTAGCTCTATGCCACTTGGCGTACAATTCATACAGCGGCTTATCACCCATGCCAGCGCGTCTTGATACCACCCATTCATCGGCTGACGCGCCAGCGTGCTGACCGCTTTCTTCAAACACAAACATTTCAAACGATGGTAGGCTGACAAGTTTATTCCAGTTGATGTAATCAGCTGGCAGGACCATTTCACCCATGCCGCCATGCGCGGCAATGCCGCCAACACCAGCCGTCTGAGTTGGCGGCTTCTTCTTAGCGCGTGGCTTAGCAGTTTTTGATGTTGGTGTTTCTACTGGCTTTTCTATAGCGTCCGTCATAGCAATAATCCTTATCGTCTGCTTGGCTTGTCATCAATCATCAAGCCCTTAATGTTTCGTACTGAGTATTCGCCTTGCGTTGACTCGTGCATAGACGCAGTAAGCCCACGGATAGCCTCAACACTGGTAAGCGGCTGGTGTAGGTGTTCACTAGCCATTGCTAGGTTATCGCTGATACTTTCATTAGTGACCACGCCACGGCCTAATTGGTCGAATAAATCAGCATACATGCGCTGGCTGGTTTGTAATGAGTTTTGCAAGTTACGCCCTTGCTCTACCCAAAAGTCACGCTCAATAAGTAGCGCTTTTTGTTTGGCTTCTGAAATATCGGCGCGCTTTTCCGCTGCGGCCAACTGTCTTTTAAGTTGCATGATCTCTAAACGTGGCTGATCTTCTGCTTCTTGAAATCTACCCATGATTAACACCCTAAGTTATTGATAGTGTGCCGTTCCTCATATCTGAGGAACGGTCTATCGCCTAGTATATTACAGCTTAAAGATTTTGTTTGTACCATTATCCCAAGTAACAATAATATCGCCGCCATTAGGTGTGATAGGTAGGCCGGTAGCAGTATCGATATAAGCAATAAGCGGACTGGTTGCCTCACTCGATGTGTCTTTATAGATAATGATAGCTTCAATACTTGCGCCTGTTACTGAGCTGAATGTAATATCAGCGGCGTCTGCTGCGCCACCAGCGGTAGCCTTGCTGGTCAGTGTCACTGGACCAGCAATACGCGCAGACGTTGCAATATCCGATAGATACTCATGTGTCTGCGTCTGTGGTGTATAAGCACCAGTATCAACTAGATAGACTTTAATAGTGTCAGTCATCCAGTTAATCTGTCCTTCTAAGAACCGCTTACGTGCGGCATCGTATAGCGTATTAGCCATGATAAGGCCCTCTCTTGATTAAGTTAAACCCAAAATGGCTTGACCACATGGGGTACGTCTTC